TATTCCGAATCGACCACAAACGGGAAAGCCCCAATAGCGGCAGCAGAGGCCAGCAGACTGATGCCAGTCTTCGGACCTAGGAACGCCATAGCGAGAGCACCCGCCACGGCAGTCCCGACAGCGGCCATAGTCCAGAGATTAGCGGCGGCGTCCTTCTTGACGCGCTCGACCTCGGCGGTCAGCTCGACGATGCGGGCATCCTTCAGCTGCGAGACGCGGGCGGCCTCCTTCTGATCGGCAAGAACCTTGGCCCAGTCGCTGTCAATCTTGGCAAGTAGGTTGCGACCGAAAGCCACGGCGTCCCCGTATGCCTTCTGGTCTTCAGGCTTGGCGGCACGTGCCCTGGCTATCGCAAGTTCTCCGGCTTCCACTGGAGGTAGAAACGATAACGCCACGGCGGTCTCACCACGGACGACGGCGGGCTTGTCGGCGTTCTCGCGGGCGATGCTGATAGCGGCGGCAACCTTCTGGTCAGCCTTGTCCCACTCTTTGCCAAGGGTTTCGACGACGGCCTTGGAGGTGGGGGCATCCGGCTGGACTGGCAGCGGAGGCGGGGAAGAAGCGCACCCGGTCAGGGCCAGCAAGGCGATGACCAGGAGTGAACGCATGACCTTACTTGCCCTTGAGGGCGTCGAGGGCTTGGCGGCCTTTGGCTTCGAGCGAGTCTGACGCGGCCTTATGCTTTCGCATAATGAGGGCACCGGCGGCGAAGCCGATGAGGAGGGCGAGAATGTGGGTAATCATGTTAAGATAGTTTAGCGAGGAGGGCTTTGATTTGGGCCTCGAGCTCGGCGATGCGGTCGGCGTCGGAATGTCGCGGCACATCGGCGCGCATTGATTCGATGCAGGTAATCACCTGCTCGTCGGTTGCGTCAGGGCTCACATAGAGGCAACTGCCTTCGGAGGATGTCCAAAGCGAGCGGTCTTCGTTCGCTGTCCAAGTGATGTTTTTTGAGTCGGTGATCATAATCAGCAATAGGTAATGACGTAAGCAACACCAGGGCCACCAGCGCCACCAGCACCAGAGGCAAAGCCGTTGTCGGAAGCAGATCCACCGCCACCGCCACCGCCAGGAGAAGCACCAACAGCTCCAGCCATGCCAGCGACTCCGGTAATATATGCTCCGCCGCCGCCTCCAGTGCCGCCGCCTTGAAGCCCATTTCCAGCGACACCAGTCGTGGGTAAAGTCCCGCCAGTTGTGCCACCAGCGCCACCAGCGATTACTGTTTGTATACCAGACTGGCTTACAAGCGCCGCAGTTTTTTGACCGGCCGTACCTCCTGACGCCCCAGTAGTGGAAAGCGCTGCTGCGCCAGCACCGCCACCGCCGCCGCTTGCTGCATTAGCTGCTCCCGCAACAATAGCGGCACCAAATCCGCCAGCAGATGCCGTGCCCGCGCCACCACCGCCGGACGCTGAACCGACCCCAAGGTATCCCCAGCCACTTCTTTGAGTTCCAGCCGGGCCGCCAGTAGTGCTTCCGCCCTGGCCGAAGCCGCCGCCGACAGCAGTGAAAATGCTGAAAGTAGTATTTGATCCATTTGTGTTAGAATTCCCATTGGTGTTGTCAATTGTTACGCTAGGCCCAGGGAGGCCACCTGCGCCCACAACTACCGTTTGAGTAGCCGCAAGGGCTGATGCTGCTACTCTTGCAATTACGTATGAACCGCCACCGCCGCCGCCACCACCAGCTCGGCCGCTTGAAGTAGCAAAGCGACCGCCAGAGCCACCACCACCACCGGCGCCATATAACCAAATCTCAACCCACTTGGCGCCTGCGGGCTTCGTCCAGGTGTAAGTGCCAGGAGTAGTGTACGCCTGATAGTCCGTACCGCCACCGCCGCCGCCTGAAGGCGTGACCCACTGGACATTGTAGGAGGTGCCATCGATTTTAGAAAGCACCTGAGCCGTAGTCCCGTTCGGGGGGAGCGGGTTGGCGTGGACGTGATCGGCGCGAGCGTACTTGAGGGAGGTGCCAACGGCCGCGGTGCCGGTAGCGGCAGGGGTCGTCGATGAAGCCTGACCGATGACAAAGGCGGTCGTGCTAATCTGGGTCGTGTTCGTATCAGCTGCCGCGGTCGTCGAGAGTGGCGTGCCCGTAAAGGTCGGGCTTGCGAGGTTGGACTTCAGGTCGAGCGCCGCCTGTAAGTTGGCGTTACTCGAGACGGCCCCGGTGATGTCGGCGAAGGCTACGGAAGTCGCAGGGGTGACGCCACCCACGTTGACCACCCAAGCCGTGTAAGTTCCCGACCCGGTGTGGTGGTTGATGTCTACCGTGAGAACACCAGTGCCCGAGTTATAGGTGAGCACCTCGCCGTGCATGTGGTTCGAGGCGTCGTAGGAAATCGTCAGGTTCTGGGTCGGCGTGTACGACAGGCCCGTGCCAATCGTGAAGGTCTTGTTGCCGTTGCTGATTGTGTTGCTCGTCGTCGAGCTCGTCAGGTAGCGGTCGCCAGGGATCAGGGTGGCAAACGAGGCATCGAAGTTCGTGCCGCTGTTCTTGGTGAGCACCTGCCCGACAGTCCCGCCAGTCGGAAGGCCGGCGGCAATAGGGGCGTAAGTTGTGGCGGCGGTAGCCGTGGTTAAATAAGACGACATTCCTGCCAGAGTCTGGTAGGTGCTGGCCGCCGTCGAGCTGAGGAGATAAGGCGTCAGCGCCGAGGAAGTGATAAAGCCAGACGGGTTGGTCTGGAGATAGTAGGTAGAGGCCGCCGCGCTGGTCGTGAGGTATGAGCTCATTCCCGCCAGAGTCTGGTAAGTCGCCGACGCCGTGGCCGCGCTGATGCCCGCAGAAGTCTGGAGGGTTAGATCAGGGAATTCGACACCCGTGGGCTTGATGGTCGTCGCGCTAACAGCACCGGCCACGAGGACGCGGTCGAAGAGCACGTTCGTCTTGAGGTTGATGTTGCTGGCCGAGGACACTGCAAAGCCGTAGCCGCCGACTTCGCTGACTGTGCCGGTCACCGTGTCAGAAAGTTCGACAGTCGCGTTGGCATCCATCGTGCCGCCAGCCAGGGGAAGGTAGGTCGACAGGTTGACCGACAGGTTGCCGCTAGTAACCGCGAGAGGGGCCGTGACAGCCGTGATGTAGTCGGCGGCAGGGGTAGCCCAGCCAGTGTCGTAGTTTGTAGCGCTGAGTTTCTGAAGCACCTGCCCGGTAGTACCGCCAACAGCAACTCCAGCGCCCGTCGCGCCTGTCGCGCCTGTGGCCCCTGTGCTGCCTGTGCTGCCTGTGCTGCCTTGGGGGCCGGGCGTGCCGAGGTTACCCGTAAGAGTGCCAGAGACTAGGCTGTTAAACGTGCCGGTAATAGTAGCCATATCAGGACTGGGTAATGGTTTGTTCGATGATCACGCGGAAAATGGTAGAGTGCGTGGTAGGGCTGCCAGGGAACACAAAGCGGATATCCCAGTTGGCCTGACCCAGCGCCCAGTCGGAGGTGTCGCCAGTGTAGTTAGTCGTAAAGGACAGGCCGTTACCAGCAAGGGTTACGGTCATAGCGTACTCGTTGCCGCAGTGATCGCGTAGGGTCGAGGTAATGGTCGTGCCAATCAGGTTGGCGGGCTGACCAACGCCCGGAGTCCACGTCCAATCGCACCCGAAGGTGTCTCCCCGCGAGAAATTAGCAGTATTAGCCATGACTACTTATTGTGCAAAAGGTAGGGTAGGGGGGGGTCAAACGATGGTCAGCTTCCCAATGGCGGTAATTGGGCTAGGCGGTATGGGGGCGTAAGACTGGCCGGAACCATCAAAGGCTTGGGCGGTCATCACGAAGGTATCCCCAATCGGGGTTAGCGTTACGGTCTCCCCAATCAGCTCGCTAACCGCATCGGCTGGAATATTTTCCCAAGGGATAGGTTGCATACCAAATCCAACGACCCCTAAAGGATCTATGAAGGCGTAATCAAACCAAGGATATCCTGGGAGGGACGCAAAAGGGAAAAACCTAGTGTAGTAAGTCCGCAGCGGACTCTGATCTGAAGCAGAAACGAACTGGGGGTTTGGGTATTCTGCGTTATTAAAAGCAGCCCCTCCAATAGCGGGAGAATACCCGTTACCGATAGGAGCCCGAAGCCGCCCCCATGTAATGACGTCCGCAGCCATTAGACGCGGGAGTAGTAGTACTTGGCCGTCAGGTTTCCAAGCTTGATGCGGTCAGCCCACAACGAGCCAGTGACTAATTGAGTGACCACGTCGCCGGTGATCTGAGCGATTGGGATATACCCGTAGGTATCGGTATCCGCTGGGACGGTAGCGCCGTGTTCTGCCACGATGCCATAGGGCGCGTCCTCTGGGAACAAGTTGCCGTTGTACCACAGTTTCAGCCAGACGAAACCGTCCGTCATCTCGAAGGTGTCGAAGGCCGGGTCGGGCATACGCCCGTTGACCGAGCCAGGGCAAATCTCCCAGACAATGGAAGTCGCAAAACCGTTGCGGCGAACCTTGAACGGGTAGCAAGTGTCCTCGTTGATACAGCTGCCAGGGGCAAGCCATGAGTAATCGGCAGCCGTCCAGTCGCCAGGTCCGACATATTCCTCATAGTAAGCTAGGGTGTTAGGAACGATGCTTTCCAGCGCGTCTCTCTGGAGGTAGTTTGAAATATCGTTCCACCCATTGGTCTCATACGCGTTGTAGGGATCGTCGGCGGCCTCGGTCCAGCCCGGTACATTCATCAAGGTTGTGCCGATGAAGTTCAGGGGGATTGAAAGGTCGATTGAACCAATGACTTGCTGGGAAACCTCAAAGGTAGTCGTCGGGATGCCAATCGTATTGTTAATGATTGAAGGCAAAGTAACCGCAGTGTTAGCCAGATTGTTAAAGTAAGTGATATCTAGCGTGTCTGGGCCTGATGCCGTTACGCTGGTGCTTCCCTTCAGGGTTTGAATAGCCTTTAGAGCGTTAGCCAGGTTCCACTGGAATTGGCCGGAGAGGTTGCCACTGTTCAAAGGGTTGAACGGGTCAAACGGGTCAGTGGTATCCGAGGTAAAACCGGGGGCGTATTGTAGCTGGAAGCTGCCAGACTTCTTGGCATCGGGCGGGAGGGTGATACGGTGGACTTCGTTGCTGGTGGCCGTGGCCGCGTGTAGCACTGTAATCGTCGGCGCAACAACCGCAGGGGTGAAGGTAGAGATGACTGCGATTAACTTAACCGAGTAGCCCCAGTGGACAGGCAGGAACCAGGTGGTGTGGCAGTTGCCAAAGTCTCCAGCAAGGCCGGTAGAGTCCGCGTCATAGCCAGCCATCTTCTGGACGTTGGTCATATTCAGGTACTGGGACGCACCAGTCTGCGAGAAAATCTTTGCGTAAAGTGGGTCGCTCTCCTCGAAGATAGAAACAAACGGGGCTTCCTCCTGCATCAATGGCGAAGTGGCAGCCGATGAGGTAATATCCAGTTTGGAGATTGTGACGTAGTAAGTACCGCTTGCGGGCATAGCATAATAGCCGCCGTTCTCCATCCAAGGGCTGTAGGGGTCGAGTCCGTCTACCGCAGTGATACCAGGGCGAACCGCCGCCGCGTAGATCCAAGCCTGACGCGTATCATTAAACGCTCCCTTGTAGATGTAGGGCATATTGCTCTGCGTAAAATTTACAGCGCCTTGAGCAATACGGACATACTGGGTAGCGCCTACGACAACGGTCTCGACTTGGAATTGCTGGATTAAAGTCTCAGGCAAGTCTGGCACTCCAGGGCCGTTGATGTCTGGAAACAGAATCTCTGGGAATGTAACCCCAAGGTAAACGCCATCGCCAAGGGGAGGAGTCCATGGCTTATTAACATCCAAGGTAACCCCGCTGGAGGATTCACTAAACGTATATCCGTCGCCGGGCTGGATAGCGCTCATGTGATTACATTATGCTAGAGTCACGGTATACTTCATCCGGCCAGCCCTGCACGCTATATCGCACCTCGTAGTTTACCTTATAGAGTGATCCGTAATCCTGCACATTAACTTGGGCAAGCAAAAGCTGGTTGTAGCCGCCATTCTCCACTGATGAGGTCCAAGTTGTACCAGCGTATTGTGGAACAATCATAGGCAGCACGCCCGCCCAATCGTTGTCGTAGGAAGTAGTCCCAAGGTATGACACGATATTTTGAACCTCGGCATCTTCAGTCGTGTAGAAATGTCCAGAGAAGGAAGACTGCGGGGCAAGGTAGTTTGTCTTACCGTAGAAGTGGCGATAAGCAGGGTCGACAAAACCGATAAATCGGCCACCGTTTGAGGACTCAAAGCAAGCCCCATGCTGACCAATGTATGACTGCTTCTTGTTAACTAGGGCAACAGTACTACCAGTTACAACTTGGACATATTCTCCAACGTTCTTAATCTCGACCAGTGGTCCAAGCGGTGACTGTGCAAAAGACCCTTGAGGGCCAGCAATCAAACCAACGTAACCATCCCCACCAGTGGTGAAGAAGTTAGGGTTGGTGCTGATGTTTTCAGAAGTCAGGCCGTTAGACGCGCCGACCTCCGGGTTGGTAAACAAGCCTTCGTTAACAGTGCTATCAATGCCGATATAGTCTACCGTGATCGTAATCATACCAAGGTTGTCGTAAGTAACGGAGAACTTGTGCGCGTTTAAATCTGGATTCAAAGGGCAGGTCGAGCCTCGGTTCCCGACGGACAAGTCGTTATCCGTGTTAGCTTTCCAGACGACCGTAGCCGTAAGAAGGCCGTAGCCATCGTTGCTAAACTTACCGCCTGGCTGTTGAACCGGGGCGGTTAAATCGTTTCCTTTGTCGTCGCGTGCCATAAAGTTATTTGCTCTTTAGTAAAGATGCGCGGGAAGGCGCGGGAGATTCTGACGCGTTTAACCAGCTGGTTGTGCGAGCTCCAGTCCCGCTGGCAATAGCAGCCAATAGATCGTTAGTTCGCTTGGCCTCATTCAGTTGTGAGGTCATGGCCTCAAGCACTGGGTTAGCGCCTACGCCAATCACGTTGCCAAAGCCATCAGGGGATTTGAAAGGTGTACCGCTGGGGCCAGTGGCTGCAGGGTTCTTCTTCATGTCCTCGGCGATCAAGGCTTGAACTTTTGCTTGAATGGCCGGGTCATCACTAATTAGACCAGGAGTGGTTTTCCTAAAAGGCTGTCCAAAAGTTTTCTCCGTAAATGCGTTATCAAATATTTTCTGGCCCCTAGGATCGTTTTCCAAGAAATCTTTAGTTACTTCTGAACGAGCAACAGCTGCTTCTTCAGTTGTTTGTATGGCCTTCTTTTCGTTATTACGTTTGTTGGCGTAATACTTGTCCTCGGCTGACATCAGGGCGTTAGTTCCATCAATGGCCGCCTTGGTGGCATCCTCCTGTTTCTTCTGATTATCAGCAATCATTTTACCGATGAACGACATAGCCGTTCCAAGCAACGCCATAGGGCCAAGGAAGGATAGGAAAATATCTTTAAACCCTGTTCCGAACTTCTTGCCGATGCCATCTAATTGCTTTTCTAATCCAGACATTGCTCCCCTGGCGCGTCCAACAACCTGTTCGGCGTTGGTGTCTCCATTGATGCTGAACTTAACAATATTGCTCATTGGGTTTGGGTTTCTAGTTTAGCAATCAGGTCTTCGTCTTCCTTGGTTAATACCTTCATGTCGGCTCCTTCGCTGATTGCAAAACAAGAGTGCAGCCAGATGGCCTGAGACTCCGGCATAGTCCAGGCGCGATCCTCGGATACGCCATGGGCCATCAGGTTACAGACCACAGTAAGCACCCAGGGCATCCCTGTAGAGTTATGGTGCTTGGCCTTCTTCTCCCAGAACTTAGGCCAAGACTCAATCAATACGAACTCGGTGAAGCGGCACATTTGCTTAACAAAGTAGACTTCGCTGGAGTTCATGCGCCCAAGGTAAAAGTAATCCTTCAGGCTCAGTTTATCAATAGGCTCACCGGCACAGATTTTAACCGCGATCAGGAGGTCGATCGGACGGACGTCCTTGCCGGGCGAAACAAAGGGAGACTCAATAGATTCCAGTTGCACACGGCGTAGCATGGAAAACGGGTCAACGAACCTGCCCAGCATCGCTAGACGCGCCGGGTCAGTGAACGCGCTAAGGGCGCGCTTGTCCATTGGTTAGATAACGGCCTCGTAGCCGACTGCGGTAACTGTGATAGCCGAATAACCCTTATTAGATCCCTTATCAGAAATTTTCGTCACCCAGCCAACAAAACCAGCGGCGGGAGCACCACTCGTGTAAGAGCTGTCTGTGTTAATTGCTATAGTAAAGGAAGCCCCAAGAATAGGCATGGTTGTGCTGGTTGCAATTAACTCCACAGTAATCTGGGTCTTCCTATCGTCGCCGCGCCAAGCAACCGTCAGGCCATCCTCATCTACAACGGTGGCTTCAGAGTTAAACTCACCATCGTTAGTATATGATTGAACCACGGCGTTGGAAACGGTGGTGCTTCCAATTCCATAGATGGCCGAAATGCCCTGTACGATTGCTGCACACATGGTATATCTATTGTTTAGGGGGTAAGGTTATGGCTGAGGGTTGACCACGATAAGGATATCGTAGGCAAAGACAGAGGCCCAGGAGCGTTCGTTAACCCCTTCGTCCTCTGACTGGGGGGTGACGTCGTAGCAGAGGGCATCGCCCCCGGTTACAAAGACTGCCTTGATGGCCGTAAGGTCCTGCATCGCCCCGGCCACGGCAGCGCATCGGGCTCGGTGCTGGGCTAGGGTGTTATCGTCGGCAGAGGAGAAGACCGTGATCCGAGTACCGCAAGAGTAGTTGCCCAGCCCCTGGGGCATATCGTTAGGAGCCCTAGCAGAGTCACAAAGGACAATGGCCTTGGGCAGTACGTTGGTATCTGCGCCGTCTCCGGTGTAGATAGACACACCTGCCAGCTCGGTCTGGGCAGATAGGTGAGAAGCGATAGCGGCTTCTAGGATTTGACGTGAAGATTTAGTGCCCATGGTAAAGTGTTATTTCTTTCGGTTGGCTCGCTCTACGGATTCAGCTAGGCGGGCCTTAATGCTTTCTGGGTTGTTGGCAATCTGCTTAACTCGGTTGCCGTACACAATGTTTACCATGTCGGCATCGGTTGCAATGTTGTTGATATTGCCTATCAGATTAGTGGCCGTCATAGACGTGCTTTGAGGCGTCTGGCTCATGGAAAACTGACCCATTGCCGATCGGTTAACGTCAACCCATGGTGCGTCATAAACCCCATAGTTGCGGGCGCTACCCTTAGAACTGATAAGCGGGGGCATCATTCTTAGGGCTGTAGCCCAAGCGGCCTTAGTGTAGCCAACTTTCAGTTGGCGCTCGGCGATATATGCTTCGAGATACATGGCTGTTCCTACCATGTATTGAGGGCGGGGCGAAGGGGCGTTCTTAGGCCACCGTCCACCGACCTTGGCTTTATACTTGTCGTGGATGCCGCGTAGGTCGTTAGTCGGACCTTCGATTGCTCCGATGTTTCCAAAGATATTGGCTTTGTTTAGGTAGTTCTGAGCCTTGGCAAACGCTCGCGTGTAGCTCGTATCCTGCAGAATCTTACGCATGACAGGGGACACTCCGGGGATTTTGGCAGTGTCTATGCTGTCATAGATTTTGCGGAAGCCCTCCTGGTCATTGGCTCTTACAGAATTAATTACCTTACGCATAAGCACCGGCATAGCCCTACGGGGTTGATCCATGGGGATAAAAATACGCCGTACATCCTTTGCCAGTTTGCCCATGCCAGCCTTGTGGGCGGCCACGCTCAGGCCACGGCCACCGCCCTTGGGCATAGGCGGGGTAAAGGTCATAGCATCCCGGAGCATTAGACGCATTTGCTCGTTAGTGATAACGCTAACGTGAACTTTAACGTCCTGGGCAAACTGGGCAATAGCCGCGTCAAAGTCGGCCTTTGACTTAGGGTCAATCGGTGACGACTTCTTAGCCATTATTGGTTGTCGTCGATGCACTCTAGCTCGATGACGGCGCTGGTCTGCTTGTAGGACTGGCCTTTGACCCGGAGGACTTGGCCGTTAACCGTGAACTTCTTACCTTCGCCCAGGGCGGCGATAGGGACGCCAGAGACGATGGTGGCGACCTGACCCCCAACCCGACCATCAGAAGCCGTCCAAGGGGCCGTAGCGGCGGCGAATCGCACCGTCCACATCTTCTGGTCAACGAAACCCCCTGCCTCAAAGCGGGGGGTATTCATCGGGCGGGACAGGCCGACGAGGAACAGGTTAGCCCCGACCGTAGCCGGGACGCCGATATCGGCTAGGAGCCCTTGGAAATCGGGCAAGAATGTATCGTAAATGCTCATGTGTTGGGAGGGTGGGGAATTGGAGATACAAAAAAGCCCCCATCGCTGGGGGCTGTTTCAGGCCGTCAGCCCAGATTAGGCGCTGTAGACGGAGGCGATCGTACCAGTCGTGATGCCCTTGTTCGCGCCGAACATCAGTTCCATGGAACCGATGAGGTTACGGGTCGAGGGGTCAGACCAGACGTTGTAGTAGACCGAGATACCAAGACCTTCAATCGGGACGACTTCGCTGACGAGGAAGTCAGCGCTGACGTTCTCAAAGGACGGGGCGGCCGCCGCAAGGGCGATGGCTTCGCTGGAGCACGCGAAACCAGAAAGGTTCGCTTCAGACGGGAACAGGTTAGCGTAGAAAACGCCACCGTCGAAACCGTAAGCACCAGCCGAGAGAGCGAGGCCAGTCGTGGAGGTCGGGATAAGCTGGCTGTAGATGCCAGGGTTAACGATCAGGGTCTTGCGACCAGCCTTGGAGACACCGGCCCAGAGGGAACGGAGAGCAGCAGAGCCAGGGGTAACAGTCGAGTCAGCACCAGTGTAGGTGGCAGCGCCGAAGTTAGCAACCGTGATAGGAGCAGTAGCGGCGGCCCAGATGGAGTCGGCCAGCTTGTCCATGTTGATTTTCAGAATCTTCTCAAGGCGGATACCGTTCTGGATATCAGCGTAAGAGAGACCGAACGGCTGGTAGAGGTGGGCCATCGTGACGGCGGTCGCACCAAGGGTGCTAGCACCGATGGAGGTAAACGACGTCGGGTTGGTCAGCGTGGTGCTGCCAGCGGTGGAGAGAGCCACCTGAACCACGTCCATCGGGCGCTTCACGTCAGCCGAGAAATCGGAGGAGAAGTTAGCGAGACCAGCGAGGCGGTTCGAGAGGGCGGTAAGGCTCAGTTCGGCGACGGTGTCGACGATCAGGGCGCTGTTGATGGTGTTAGCCATAGTATGTTATATTTGGGGGGTAGAGATTATTTAGCGGAAAAGAGGACAGCCTTATGCTTCTTGAAGAAAGCCTGGCGCTCAGGGCCTTTCGGCATAGCGTCATACTGATCGCGGATGGAACCTTGGACAGCCTGGGCGACAGGGGCGGCGACCGGGTCAACGCCAGAGGCGGCGAGAATGACGGCGGCTTCGGCACTGCCGGTGGCCTTGTTGGCTTCAAGCTCGGCGACCTTGGCGTTAGCCTCGGCAAGAGCGATTTCGAGTTCCTGAACCTTCTGGTCCTGGGAAGCGGCGGTCACCTTGGCGGCGTCGAGTTCAGCGGACACGTCAACGACCGAGGCTTCGACCGTCTTGCGGAGGTCGTCGCGTTCAGCGGTAAGGGAGACGACAGCGGCCTCGGCGGCCTTGAAGCGTTCTTCGATGGTCATATACTATTGCGGGGCGGGTAAGGTTAAGAGACTTGCTCAAAAGCCACTAGGGCTTCGGCAAAGGATGAGGCTAGGCCAGTGATCAGGTTCTTGTTGGCGGCTTCGCGGCCAGTGAACACTTGTCCTTCCATGTCGTCGCGGGAAGCCATCGAGCGCTTGCGGAGGACGGTCTGCTTGAACTCCTCGGCCATGGCTTCAACGGTCTTTTGCTCCATCTCGCGCATCTCCTCGGTATATCCTTCTCCGGCGATGTTAGGGGCCTTGTACTTTCCAGCGCGGAAGATTTCGACCTTAATGCCCATCTTCTCAAAGGCTTCTTCGTAGGACTCGTCAACGGAGATCACGCCAATGGAACCGACGATTGCCGAGGGCGATGCCAGAACGTAGTCGGCCTGACTCCCGGTGTAGTAGGCTCCGGAGGCCATCAGTTTGCGCGCATAGGACATAGTCGGCAGCGGGATGCTGGCAATCTTGTCGGCCAGTTCGGGCGTACCGACGACAGTGCCGCCGGGTGAATCAATCTCAAAGGCGATGCGCTTGACGGCAGGGTTAGCAAGCATCTCGTCGATATCGTCGCCAATGTCGCCCATGTCAGAGGCCCCGGTCATCTTGTCAAATTTCGTGAGGCCCATAGCCAGGAAGCCCTGCAGTTGTATGACTCCTGTACCGTTCTGCGTAACGTAGGGCTTCACAACAGGGTTGAAGAACATATCGAGCACGCCGTCGATAACGCCGTACTTCTCTGCGTACTTCAAATGGTTCGCGGCCTTGATCGGGTCGCAAAGCATTGGCTCACCTGATAGACCGTCGATAATGCACTTCATGGAGTTGGAGGAGGAGGGGGTAGGTCGAGGTTGTCGGCAACGTCGGGAGGAGTCTGGGCCGAAGCCTGTCCCTGTTGGAGCCAGTTGAACGCGGACTGGTAAAGCATCCAAAGAGGCAGACTGCGGTCCTTGGCTTTCTGTACGAGCTTCTCCATCTCAACGGCGCGCTGTTCAAGCACCTCGTCGTAGGTCATGCCCTTCTTGCCGAGGATAGCCTGGGCAGTCGTGAGGCCCATCTGAAGGTCGGCCCGGTCTTGAGAGGCTTCGCGGCCAGCGTCAACGGTGACGTCGCGCGGCGTGATCCATGACTTGCGGTTGAAGTCAGGGTCATCAGGAACTTTGCCCTTGGCGATAGCGTCGGCGATGACGAAATCATAAACGCGGTCTAGGTTGTCGATAAGGATGGATTGCCATTTATTGGCCCATCGTGAAACGCGGCCGGCCACGAGTCTGACTGAACTGCCGCCGAGGACGCCAGGGGTAACCTGATACTCGTAAGGGAGCAGTCGGACAATGTCGCGCTCAATGGCGGTCATCATGCCAACCCAAGCAGCCGAGGGGCGGGTCTGCGTCAGCTGGCTTAAATCTTCATTGGTATCGACCACTAGCATCTTGCCACCCATCTGGCTGGCAATCTTCTCGCAGGAATTGAAGTCACCGGAGAACTTGGCAGCAGGGTCATCTTGTAAAACGCCGCCCTGCTTTTTCAGGATAAGCGTATGGTCGGCAGAGTCGCGAGCAGCTCGAACCTCTAGGCCGAAGACCTCCAGGTGATCCCTCACAGAATTGAGGCTGGACTGAAGCACTGGATAACCGCGTACCGCAGAGGGGCGCTCAAACTCCATAATCTGGAGCATGGCCGATGACGGGACATAGCGGTCTTTGCTTGTGTCGTCAGTGTAGACATTCCACCCGGTAATCTCACCGAAGGTTCCCAGGTACGCTCCGTCGACGTTGTTGGTAGCGAACGCATCACGAGGGGAACCGACGCGGTGGCTTTCGAGAATCTGGATGGCTGGGACCCCGGTCTTCTGGTCGTTAGTTAAGATGCCGAAAGAGTCGCCGTCGACCAAAGCACCGAGCATCCACATAGTCTGGAGTTGTCCCAGATTGTAGCGCTTGGTGAGGTCACACCTTACCGACCAGTCGCGGAAGTACTTATCGTAGGCTACCGCGGTCTGCGGGTTCTTAGCCAGGGACTGGGCCACTAGGCCGTCACCGACCGAAATTAAAACAGCCTCGTCGGCGCACTGCTTATAGATAGGACTATTACGCATCGCCCAGCGGGAAGTCCCCACCATGGTATTGCGGGTAGCAGAAGTAACCTCCCTGCGCTGATCAGTTACGGCCCCGACAAACAGCATACGGCGAGCGCCGGACTGGGTCGTGCTCGCAAATCGCGAGTAAGTTGCCGAGGGCTGTTTCTTAGCGCCCTTGGTTTTGGAGGTGGGTTTCTTGGGGGGCATTAGCGGTCAACTCGGTAGTCCCAGTTAATCTGGACAGAAGTGTGAGCACCGCCGTAGCGGGTAGGATCGAGGCGGCTGAGCGCGTAATTTAGTTCCTGAATCCGCTGAACAACCGGTAGCCCAAAAGTTTTGTTCACACTCGTACCGGAATCACTGTAACTAGTGACCGCTTTGCCAATATCGGCTAGGGCCTCCTGCTTGTATTGCAGGAGGACACTTTCTTCCAACCCTACGAATAGGCCGAGCATATACTTATTGCGGGGTGGGTAAGGTTTGAGGCTCGTCCCTGCCAATCAGTCCCCAGCGCGCGGCGATAAGCATACCGAGCAGTTCACAGTCTAGGGCGTGGTTGTGCTTAACCCCCTGGCGCAGACGCCAGATTGCCTTGCCCGCTTCCTTTGTCCTAATCTCCGAGTCTAGCTGGGCGATGTATTCGGGCAGGGCATCACGAGCAAACGAAAAGACGCGGCGCGCTCGCGTGCCCCAGAATAAATCCTTACCTGAAAGGTTCGACCACACCACGAGTGTCGTGGGATTGCGGACGCCCGGCACATGGATCGCCGTAGGGGTGTTGTAGAACCGACGCACCGCGTCTCCGGCCTTCGTCTTTACGTTGAAGTACTCCTGGCCTGAACCCTTGGCACACTGCCAGCCACGAGCCGCGCACTGCTTGTAAACCTCTTGGGTCGAGTTGCCATCACCAGAGTCTACCATGACGAGCTGCGGGTGGATGCCATGTTTAGCCACCAGAGCGTCTACCCCACTCCAGTCTGTCAGCCCTTCGGTGCTCATCACCTTGCCGAACCAGACTAGACGGCTATGCCCGGTACGCGCCCACTGCCGCAGACAGACCCACAGGTGATCCCCTTGACAGTCGATGGCCGCGGTAAGGAACTTAACCGACCCTTCCGTCGCGTCGGCCTTGTCGACGATCTGGCCCCGTGGCCCGATGTACGCCACCGCTTCCCAAGGGTCAGCCATCGCATAGTCCGAGGACTCGGTGCTTACCACAAGTGACCCGGTGTCATCACTCCAGGGCTGGGCCAAATATTGATTCTTAAAAATTTTGCGGGGTGTTATGTCTCCCAGTTCGGCTACCTGTTTCGCCTTGATCGTGTCCACGGCCAGAGAGCCCCAGCTCGTACTAGCCAGAGCGTTGACGTGAAGCCCGACGTACCCGGCCTTCTCGGCTTGCCTTGTAGCCACAAACCCAGCGCCGCGCTCAACCTCGTTGCAAATCGTCCGCACCTCGTCGTTGTCCTCAAGCCGCGTCTTGCACTTCGAGCACTCGTAGGTTGTGCCGTTCTGGACGGCCTCAAGGTCCCAGCCGTCAATCCCCTTCGCCCCTTCTGGGAATCGGATGTAGTCCCAGAGGAAAGGCTGCCGGTGCTGGCACGTCTCGACCGGGCAAACGAAATGCCACTGGCGCTGGTCGGTCATCAGGTAGAACTTCCAGAACTCGGCTCCCTGTCCTTCAATATCCCCTGGCTGACTCTCGTAGACCGCCTTCGACGCGAACGCCGCCGCCTTCAGTCGGCTCATGCTCATGGCGATTGCGCCGTTGGGCCACTGCCAAATCTCCGAGCCCAAGACGTACCGCACGTGCAACG